CCGGAATACAATATCAGCAGGCTCGCCACTCAAGCTGGGCAGCTCAAGTGTTGAAGAATAAGCCTCGGTCAACGGGCGGACTCCACCTACGCCCGGAGCACTCCGGCAGGGGGGGGGCAAACCCCGGTTTGTTGCATTGTGCTCTTTCCTCTCTCACCACAGGCATTTCCTCCTGTGGTCCTGGGACTAACCAGGCAAAGTGCCTGAATTAGGCTCGTACAGCATCGGTTTACCTGTTTCTGTGACACACGTTGCGTGGCGCCTACTGGCGCCACGACTTCGGGAGGCTATTCCTAAAGCCCTCCCAGTCTCCAAGTTGGTCGTAATCCCACATGTAATCCGTGAAGACATTCTTCTCCTGGTCACTACTCCAGAATCCGGTTGATGTCAGAATCTTGTCTTCGACTTGGCACGTGGCGTTAAGAGCTCTGATGTGGTCGACAAGCTCATTCTTGTCGTCAAACTCTTGGTTTGTCCTCATTTTGAGGTCGTGTGTGATCTCAAAATCACACGCAACCGCGTACTGCAAGAACTTCTCTGAAATGGTCGGCGCCAAGCCAGCGAACTCGTAAGCTCTCGACATGGCCGCGGAACCGGCTAAGCTAATGCACTTCTCGCGGTTGTTTGCTTCAAAGGCTTCGATCATCGAAGGGGAGCAGCTCGTGCCTGCTCTAGAAAAGCAGCGATCTACCTCTGGTACCATCATGTACTCGTTCTTCTGCTCATCGAATACTGGGCCCGCGTCGTCCAGGCCAATATAGTACCCTACGAACAATGCGCGTTTGTCTCTTATTTCTATCTTCATGTTGAACCCAATCCTCTCCCAAAACTGGAGTATGCTCACATGCAAGCCCTTACCTGCCTCAATGTTTGGTGAGGTCACTAGGAATGAGTCGTCGCCTTCAAACGCACTGTTCATCCAGCGCATCACCCCCGTCACGTCTTTCCCATAACGGTGTGACGGGTCGAGAAAATGCTCCGGATCTTCGAAAACTGCGCAATGCCAGCATACGAAGTTCATCCACCAATTTAGGCAAGACGTGCCGCGATGGCCGCTACGCCTAATGGCATCTATGACGATCTTCTGGAACTCCTTATTCTTTGAGTAGGTAATATCCAGCTTCTCCTGCGCACACACTGAAGCATGGGCCTCCGCCCAAGTTTGCGGTGTGGCGTTCATGAACCCGTTGACCAAGTTCGCAACATGGTTTATAACGGGGTTCTCGACGAGTTCCCTAATGCTTGCACTGCACGTTGTGTCCCAAGCGGACCCATCTCCTTCGAAGATCGTTACTAATTTCTTCGCCTGCTTTCTCGGTACCCTGCACGCTTTCATCACCCGCTTTATAGCGTCTTTCTTGGCAAGGCCTTTTATACCCTTCTCGGGGAAGTGTTTCTTGATGAGTGACTCAATGCAGTAAATTGTCATGAGTGCCATTACTTGGCCCCGGTCTTCATCTGCTATCAACAATCGTGGGGCCTTTTCTTCCGGCATGGGCTCAAGTTTTACCGATGCCTTGAGTTTGAACGTCGGGTCGATCTCCCTACACAGCCCTTCTATCGCATCTGCCACACGCGCTTCAG